TCGGATCGCTCCATCTCGCAATAGGGCTTGCAGCACTTCCGGCGTCACTTCGGCATCATTCCAATCACCGTCGCAATGAATTGCTATCGTCATTTTCGTTTCCTTTCCTAATTTGGTGGTGCGCTCCATCTCCATCAACTGCGCTTCCCGCTCCTGCGTGGATATGTCAGTCATGGCTTCATCCTTAGTGCCGCAGCCTTTGCGAACTCGAACGCCGCCACGCGTTCCTCGCTCTTGTCCGAGCCGTCGTCTGGATATTGCGACAGATTGCTCTTGCGGATACCAACCGACTCCCACTCGTCCATTGACTTCCAGAGGCAGCCCATCCGTATCCAACGCGAACTGTCCTCGAATAGCACGGCCCACACCTGATATTCATAGAGGCCGGCAAAGACGCGCATGGTGACGATCTTTTTCTTCTCACCGTTGGCACCCGTGAGGTTGGCACCCCTGAGGTAGGCACCCGTGAGGTTGGCACCCGTGAGGTAGACATCCGTGAGGTTGGCACCCCTGAGGTTGGCACCCCTGAGGTAGGCACCCCTGAGGTTGGCACCCCTGAGGTAGGCACCCGTGAGGTTGGCACCCGTGAGGTAGACATCCCTGAGGTTGGCACCCCTGAGGTAGACATCCCTGAGGTTGGCACCCCTGAGGTTGGCACCCCTGAGGTCGGCATCCGTGAGGTCGGCACCCCTGAGGTCGGCATCCCTGAGGTCGGCACCCCTGAGGTAGGCATCCTTAGCTACCGCCTCGACAACCGCATCCTTCACTGTTGCCGCTTGCGACGTATAAATTACCGCGCCGTAGATATTCTTGATTTCCATTACTTCCTCCCCATCCTGATCGCTGCGATGTCTGTCATTTTCTTGCCTCTCCTCATTTGGTGGTGCGTGAGTCCAGACCTGGAGGGGCTAGGAGTTGCGGATGTCTTCCATCACGTCTTCGATCTTCTCCCATGCTGCATACATTGTTTCGTTCGCGCCGTGAAAGTCGTGCAGACCTTCAAGCCGCTCGATTGCGTTGAACAGGAGCACGGCCTGATCGCTAGAAATCCACTGATTACCTCTGCTGTCCTTTGCCATTTTCTTGCCTTCCTGTGCTACTCCGTTAGGCTGCTAGCTGTTCTGTTTATGGCAATCTGGGCAAGCCTTTGCGTCGAGCATTTCCTGCAATCCAAGATTCAACATCTGATACGCTTCGCATCGTTTCCGAAGTTCTGCGATCTCGATTACAAGGTTAGCCATCGTGCGCGACGTTACCTCTATCAGGTCTGCCTGCGCTCCCTCAAGTCCAGCAACCCGCGCACGAAGTTGAGTAATAGTACGCAGAGATGAATAATTTTTCATCACGCGGCCTCTGTATTCCGGTTCAGTTCGCGCGAGACGGCAAGCAAAGCGTATCCACATTCATCGTGCTCAGCCTGAAGCTGCGCAACCTTTGCCTTTGCTCGCTCCAACTGCTTGCGAATCTTGTCGCTGCGCCTGTATGCCTCATCGCGGACAGCGTACACGTCGAGGTCAACCGCCGTCTTCAACTCGCTGGTCTTGTATTCACTCATGTCCATGATTGTCATCTATGTGTCCTCTGCAACAAAACCAGATTAGTCGCAACCTTGCGCAATGTCAAGCAATATTATGATATATACAAGTAGTATACAGTTACCAAAGAGTAAACAGTGTGCTATGCCGTTGATACTGAGTCCAGACCTGGACTTGCGCTTAGGGTACAATTCAGCCATGGCAAAGGTTGGCAGACCGAGCGAATACGATCCAGCAGTCGCAACAGGGATATGCGACGCCTTGATTGCAGGTCACTCTCTGACTCAGATATGCACACGCGACGAGTTCCCGGCAAAGCCTACTATTCTCAAATGGTTGTGCGCGTATCCTGGGTTTGCTACCCAGTACGCCCGTGCGCGCGAGATGCAGATGGAATTGATGGCTGCTGAAATCATTGAACTTAGCGACGATAAGAGCGATGACGTTACTGGCGAGTTGAAGATGCCCAACGGTGTGGCCGTGCAACGCTCGCGCCTCATGGTTGATACACGCAAGTGGTTGATGAGCAAGCTGGCTGCGAAGAAGTACGGTGACAAGGTGCAGACAGAGATCAGCGGGCCGGACGGTGGGGCGATTGGGATTCAGCTTGTGAATGACATCCCCAGACCAGTGCGCAAGTAACATCTGTTACACTTGTTACATGGCACTAAACCTTAGAACAATCGACAAAGCGATACATGGGGAACTGAAGGCTGCCGCTGCGAAGGCAGGTCAAACACTGGAATCTTTCTGTGTGGAGTGTTTGACGCGAGAGATTCGCGGACACGTTGAGCGAAAGATGGCAGTAGTCAGCCCGTTGTCGGCGGCAACTCGTACGTCGGCTGTGAACCGTCCAACGTACACTCCGCCAAGGTTCAGAGTATGAGCGAAGGATGGGAACGCGCTGTCATTGATCTGCGCAAGACCTACAGCCCTTATCCTCCCCAGGCTCGCTTCCATGCGTCTACGGCTCCATACGGCTTTCTAGGTGGCGCGGCCGGCCCTGGGAAGACTACGGCAATGCTGATGGAGAACCTTATCAGCGTCAACGAATTCAACGCTGAGGATGGCAAGCAAGTCCAGACTTTGATGATGCGCCGCACACAGCCAATGGTGCGCAACACGCTCATCACCCGATTCCGTGAGAAAATCCCACAAGAGTTGTACAAGTCCTTCAACGAAACCACCTTGACCGTAAAGTGGCTCAATCGTGCAACGACGCAGTTTGGGTCTATGCAGTACGAGGCCGATGTGTTCGGGTGGCAGGGGCAATGGAAAGACATTTACTACGATGAACTGTGCGACTTCACCTGGGGGCAGTGGGCTAATATCAGCGCGTGGAATCGTTGCCCTGTCAGCCCTTATGCTCGCCGCTTAGGAGCTGGTAATCCTGTTGGCGTGGGCTCGCCCTGGGTGCGTAAGATATTCGTTGAGCACCGTCCCTACGATGAGATGGACGCGGCGCAGAAGAGGGCTTACAACCCCAAGGACTACGCCTATTTTCCCTGCACCTATCTTGATAACCCTATATTCGCAAACGATCCGCAGTTTATTGCAGGGTTGATGAGCCTGCCGGAACGCTTACGGCTGGCGTTGATGGAGGGATCGTGGGATGTGACAGGCGGATACTTCACGGGTGCATTCGATGGTGCGTTCAACGTCATCCCATCGGAGGAATGGAACCCGCAGCCGTGGCACCGGCAATGGATAAGCGGTGACTGGGGATTCGAGCATTGGTCTGCGCTCTATCGTCATTACATGGATGACTACGGAGTGATTCGGACAGGGCGGGAGTTGATGATCCAGCACCACGATCCTGAGATGCTGGGCGAACGGATTGTCGCATGGTTGGTGCAGGACGATGGCAAGTTCCCTAAGATTGTGGAGTTCCCGTTCAGTCACGATGCCTTCGCCACCACAACTACCAAGTCATTCGGAGCGACCGCGAACAGCGTTGCTATGCGCCTGGGTGCTGTACTGAGGCCATTTGGCATACCGCTGCCACTTAACTCGGGCAAGGACAAGTTGGGGCGCGAGCAGACGATGTACAACCTGCTGCGCAAAGAGATTTGGGGTGGAGAGAAGGTTGAGGGGCAGAAGAAGATGGTGCGCAACTGGCTCATCTGCGAGGATTGCCCCAAACTGATTGACACATTGATTGCGGCTCCGAGAGACGAAAAGCGTCCTGAGATGATTGCAAAGTTCAGCGGTGACGATCCATTGCAAGGGGCTGGGTATGGACTGTACCATATCGTCGGACGACCGGCTGCGATACCGCGTGAGGAGAAGCTGAGGCGTGAACTTGCGGCGACTCCCGATCCGATGGCGAACTACCTGATACAATTGCGGGAGTACGCAAGGCAGGAGAAGCAGGCTGACGGGGGCGAGTGGTGGAAATGATCCAACGCTGGAAGGCTGAGTTCCGCATGTGGCTGGTAGACTTGGTACGCGATGCCGTGCGCGTTGAGTTGCTGGCGTTCACCTACGTCAAACTTAATCCTCCGCTGATACCAAAGCCGAAACCGCCTGCGGTGCCAGTCGTGACCGAGCCATCATTCGAGCAGATGCAGACCCAGGCGATCACAGAGCAAGAGAAGTTCTACGCGCCAAAAGAATAGCGTGGTACGATAATCCCGATGGCCACTGAATCAACAGACGAGACGGAAGAAGTAGGCGAAGCGGTAGAACTCAAGCCGATGGACACGTCCAAGCTCAACCTGGGGATGTATGCTCCGTTTGAGATGTCGCCAGAGGATATGTATGGCCCCGATGAACTGGGAGTCGATACTGTCACAGCGATACGCGAGATGATTGACGGCGCGGGAAAGTATGAGGACGCTGCCCGCATCTGGGAAGTGATACAAGCGGCTGAGGCGCGGCTGTTTGACCGTGGATACCAGTGGCTTACGAACGCGAAGTCTGGCGGATCGTGGGTGATTGCCGGGACGGGTGGCAATGCAGGACTGGGTGCAGGGGCAGTCACACAGCAAGATCGTGGGCGCATGTGGTCAATCAACATTTATGGCGCACGAAAGGACAAGATCGTCTCTGCGCTGACGGTGAAAGACCCTGAGCCTGAATTCTTCCCAAAGTTACCTGAGTCTGCGATTGACCAGCAATACGCTGAGGAAGCAGAACAGTATAAGCACCTATGGAAGCAGGCGACGAACGTCCGCAAGGTGTGTGTGAAGGTGGGGGGACTGTTCTACACCGATGATCGCGTTGCTCTGATTACCGAGACGATTGCCGATGCGCAGCGGTTCGACATGGACGGCAATAACCCGGGGATGCAGGAGGTTACACGGGCATACGGGAAGCTGGAGTTTCGCGTCCCGATGTCGATTGACGAGGATGAGCCGTTGCCGTGGTGTGAGCGCGAGCGCGAGATTGATCAGGCAACGTCGAAAGAGAAGTATCCGTGGATTGCCAGCAAGATTTCAGGAGGTGCTGGAAATCACGGGCAGATTTCGCGTACTTGCCGACTGACGGTCAGGAATGCTGTGCAGAACCAGACGGGCTTCACATCGAACGCGACTGACCGGGCAGTGACTGAGAATACATGGTGGGTCAGGCCATCGCAGTACCGAGATATTGTCGATGAGGGATTGCGTAAGCAGTTCCGGTCGATGTTCCCCGATGGGATGAGGATTGTTTTCTGCGGTGGGGAGTTTGCCTACTGCCGCAACGAGAAGATGGACGACTGCGTGATTATCCTGTACTCACGTGAGGGTACTGGGCAGAACCGGCGAGCAATTGGCACAAACAACCTGACCACGCAAAAGGTTTTGAACTACGATTTCAACCTGTTCAATCGCTACATGACGGCTTGTGTTCCGCGCAAGATGCACGACGCTGAGAAGATTAGTTCCGAGGCGATTACCCAGCAGAGAAACGACCCCGCATACTCGATGCCGGTCACGCGCGATGCCGGGGAAGACATCTCAAGCTATACGGGGATCGAGCAAGTTCCTACTCCTCCCGCGCAGCTTGCCGACTTCATTCAGCAGATGATTGACGGGCTACCTGAAGCACTAGATGGCGCGAGTCCTTCTATGTTTGGGCAAGATACCAACACAGACACTGTAGGCGGCATCACAATCCAGCGCGACCAGGCTTTGCAGGTGTTTGGAACTCCCTACAACGCGATGACGTGGGGAATCGCAATCTCATGCGGCAACGCGGCGAAGTGGGCTGGCAAGAACCGGCAAGGGAAAGCATCTGGTATGGTTCCGGGAGTTGGGCGCATCTCGGTTGACTTCTCGAAGATGGCAAACGGGGATGCGTATTGTTTCCCAGAGGCGGACAGCGGATTCCCTGAGTCTGAGGCTGAGAAGGAATCGCGGTTAATGGATGCGGTAGAGAACTCGGCGAATGTTCCCGTTCTGGCGCAAAGCCTCAACGACCCGATGAACTTCGAGGCATTGAACCGGGTGACGAAGCGGTTTGGCATCCTGATTTCTGGCACTGATTCGGTTCGCAAGCAGCAGGAAGAGTTTGAGGTTATTCTCAAGACTGTCCCGAACCCGAATCCCGCACTCGCACAAGTGCAGATGGCTCTACAGCAGTCTCAGATACACGCGGCGACCGATCCGCAAGCCCAGGCAGAGTCGCAGTCACCTGAAGGCCAACAGGCGATGCAGCAGGTACAGCAGGCCGTGGGTCAGATTCCCCCAACGGTTTGCTCTGTTCCGGTTGAGCAGGATGCCAGTGTTAACCATGCAATCGAAGCTGCAACCTGCTTCAACAAGATCAATTCGCCGGAAGGCCAGAAACTCAAGCGCGAGAAGCCTCTCATCTTCCAGAACCTGATGATGCATTGGCAGGGTCATACGCAGATGGCCCAGAAGTTGTCCGCGCCGCCTCCGATGCCAGAAGTGAAGCCGGGTGTGACGATGGCCGTTGACAAGCTCGGACCGGTTGCTCAGGTTGCAGTGCTGGGAAAGGAATACGGCATCACAGTAGCGCCAGAGGACGTGCAGCCTACGCCAGATGTGCATGAGATCGTGCAGGAAAAGGAAGGCGTTGATGGGCAGGGTGTTCCGACGAAACAGAAACTCTCGTATTCAGGAAAGGCGTTGGAATGAGCATTAGAAAGATGGCGATTCAGATTTACACAAACAAATTGAACGCTGAGGCGAATGCTAAACTTCCTATTCGCCTACGCAGAAAGTTAGGGTTGCGATGAGTGCAATGAATGGCAAGAGCGTAGGCGGAGTGGTAGCGGATGCGATGACGAAGAAGCCCAAGACGAAGACAGTCAATTTGGGCGCAAAAGGATCGTTTACTGAGCATCCCGGCGCATTGCATCGCGCGTTGGGTATTCCGCAAGGCGAGAAGATACCTGCGAAGGACTTGCAGGGACACCACAGCGGACGGCTGGGTAGAATGATAGCCAGCGCAAAAGGTTTCAAGGCAATGTCACACAGTAAATAGACCACGGAGACTTGACCAATGGCAGATGAAGCCGCAGTAATCGACCAAACGACCGAAAGCGACCAGGATTTATCCACCGCTGCTGAAACGCAAGAACTCGACCAAGCGGAATCTCAGACCGAGAACCAAGAGAGTACACAGCAGACCGAAGCCGACAAGGTTGACGGTCGCCGGTTCAATCCTGAGTGGTCGAAGGCGCTCAAGGAACTCCGCGAACTCTACCCCGACAAAGCCGACATGCTTACGAAGATGCGGGACAACTACGCCCGGTATCAGGCGTTGCAGGAGGTCGCGCCGAAGGGTTTGGAGGATGTACGGGCATGGAAGTCTACGCTGGACGCTCTGGGCGGCTCTGAGGCTGCGGCTGACCTCATGCAGCGCGTGGCAGACGTTGAGCAAGTGGACGCCAAGATCGAGGCTGGAGACTACTCCGTGATTGCGGAACTTCCTGAGTCGATGCAGAAGGGCTTTTACCAGATGTTGCCCGACGCGCTGGCGGAGTTGAGCACGAAAGACCCACAAGCGTTTGACGCCGCAGTTGCTCCGCATTTTCGGGCTGCGTTGATTGGAACAGGCATCGAAGCGATGCTAAAAGAACAATGGAGTGCTACTGAAGACCCGGCAGCTAAGGGTGCGATTAATGCCCTTTGGAACTGGTACCAAAAGGCAGTGCAAGGTGGCGCGGCAATCCCCCCAGGCCAGAAGACGGCCAGCCCAGAAGTGCAGAGGCTTCAGGCGGAATTGAACTCGCGCCGGGAGGCTGACGATCAGTCATTCATCGGCGGAATCGCTGAGAAGACAAACCAGTACGCCACGGAATCATTCGCCAAGAACGCGGAAGTGTACCTGAAGCAACTCAACCTTACCGATGCGCAGAAGTCCGACCTTGCGGAATCGTTCAACGTGAAGCTGGTCGATAAGCTCGCTGCGGACACAGCGTTCCAGAAGCAGCTTGCCGCGTATAAGTCCCTGAAGAATCGCAATCCAGAGACGGTCAATTCCTACATCCGGTCGAAGATTGACGAGAGCGCGAAGGCGATCATCGACGGCCTGGTGACGGCGCGGTACGGCGGTATGCGTAAGGCCAAGCCTGTTGCTACGGCTGGAACGTCCACGACGGACGCTGGCGCGGTGCGCGTGGCGAAGACCCCCGATCAGTCCGAATGGGACATGGCGAAAATGGACGCGGTTGGGTACGAGCAGACGGCCAAAATTGGCAAGTTCTTTTTGAAGGGTGGCAGAACAGTGCAGGTTGTGCGCCCCGCATAGGAGTAATGGATGCCTTATAAATCGCAGGCTCAAGAGCGTTATTTCAACGCAAATCGAGGGAAACTGGAAGCGCAGGGAGTCAACGTCGATGAATGGAACGCTGCATCGAAAGGCGACAAACTGCCCGCGAAGAAAAGCGGCCCTGTAGGAGATTTTGTACGGAAACATCTGACCAAGAAGTAGACTGTGCTATATTGTTTGCAGTATCCGAGTGCCTCCTGAAGCAAAACGGATTGACCCCCGAATTGCCAGCGGTGTGAAATATAACGCCTCTCGGTTGAATGATGTGTTGACCCGCATCCCGCGTTGCGATAAGCGCGAAATTCAATCAAGAGGACAAATATCATGGCAGGCGCACTTTCGGAAACAGCGGTAGAAGGCGTAGAGGTCGAAGTCTGGGCCGATAACGAGTTGAAGAATTACCAGCCCTTCTTCAACGGTCTATACAACAAGCTCATCAAGAACGGTGCCAAGAAAGTTCCAGTGGGGTTCAATACCTCTTCTGGGACGATCACTCGCGGCGCGTTCCGTGCGGGATTCCGTGCGCAGGGCGGCGGCAACTTCACCGCAATGGCGCTTTCAACTCCGGGCAGTGTGCCCCCGATTCCGCGTGGCTCTGCATCGGCTTACGATTCGTTCGTCGCAACCCCCTTCCAGTACCTCGGAGTGACCGAGATCGCGTCGGATGCGATTGCGGCCGTGGCTGGTGGGCGCGGCAAGATCAAACTGCCTTCGAGCGAGATGGAGTATTCGTCCGACTCGTTTATGAACGACATGGAAGGCTTGATCTACGGCGATGCTTCGGGCACTATCGACACCATCCCTTCGACCGGCACGGTCAACAGCGCGACGGGCGGCGGTACGATTGGCACCGCAACGTATTCCAGCATCGTCGGCATCAACGCTGCGCTGTTCACTGACCAGATGGTTGTGCAGGTCTTCCCGGCAGTCGGCGGGGGTGCGCGTGGTTCATTCACCATCAGCTTCACCGACCCGGTTGCTGGCATCATCTACTCGACTGCTGCCCTTCCGGGGGGAACCACCACAGGCGACATTCTGGTTGTCCAGGGTGGCACCGGCGCGGCTGGTTCTGCGGTCTATGGGCTGAAGTACTGGTATCGCAACGGAAACTCAGGGACGCTGGCTGGAATCACGAAGGCCAACTACCCTGGTCGCCTATCGACCCCAACACTCAACGCGAATGGGCAATCTCTGCCGCCTTCCCTGGCTGCGAAGATCGAAGCTATCCGCATGAGGGCACAGGGCGACAAGAACTACCTCCAGAACGACAAGGGGGCATTCTGGTACGTCAACCCGGCCCAGGGAGCGCAGTTCGCCAGCGACTTCTACAACAAGTACACGCCGACGTATGACCTGAGCGGTAAGGGCGCAGTGCCCGATCTGGCGAAGGGAATGCAGAAGACGTTCCTTGGCGAAGACTGTCTCTGGTCTACCACTTGCGACATGACCCGCGCCGACCGCGTTCGACCGAAGGATTTCATCATCGGCGAGGCGTTCCCGATGCGACTCAAGGACTTCGGTGAGGGCATGACCATCGTTCCGGTTCCGGCGCAGGCTGGCGGATACGGCACGGGTTGGACTTACCTCAACTCCAAGATGTTCGCATGGGAGCACGCGTTGAACATGATCTGCACCGATTCGAAGGGTGGATTCTATCTCAGCAGCCTCCCGACTGTCTCTCTCACCTCCGTCTAAACAACTGGCCAGCCGGGAGCCATAATCCCGGCGATTCATAAGGAGTGACCGTCCTTGAAAGTCAGCCCAGAAGTAGAAAAAGCCCTCACGCAAGCCGGTGGCCGGAACTTTTACGGCAAGCCAAACTATCGCTTCGCATGGAGCGGCCAAGAAACCCAACTCATCTCCAACGGGAAAAGTTACGAGCATTTCCGTGTCTGTGCAGAGGATTGCTGGCTGCTGATGAAGTGGGAAGGCCCGGAGTTCTGGGGGAGCGAAGAAGAGTGGAACGCGAACAATATTGAACTCCCCAGCGGTCTGTATACGGCAGGCCCGTATCCGCATCAAGGCCGTTATCGAGTGGTGCGGACGCTGAAGAAGGCGGTTATCAAGGGTGATGTGATGGAGTTTGAGTATCCCGCTCCCGACCTTGCCTTCGTCCGCGAGATGTTCCCTTTGATACGCGACTTTCTGGACTTGACGACAGAGGAGAAATCCAAACTTCTATTTACGCGAGAAGAAGAAGCAAAAGCAAAACTCGCGCATGACTTTGGGGCAAGCCGTGAGAACTATCGCGGGATTGCCACGGCAAAACAGGTTCAAGACAGGACGGAAGCAATCGAACGCTTCTTACATGATCCGGTACGAGTAAAACAAGCCTTAGAATTGACCAAAAGGAGACCAATCTAATGTCGTCACCCTCTGTTTACCATTCGGATATTTCGATGGGAATGTCTCGCGGCAACAACGTAGGCGAGTACGCTTTTGACCGCAACATGAGCCGAAACCCTGAGAACGTCGTCACAATCTTCACCGTCAACACCCGCGAGCAGTTTTCAGTGAGCGGCGGAGTCAAGTTCGCAGGGCGCGACCCGAAAGAGCGATTTCGCAAGGTTGCCAGCTTCAATGACCCGAAATACTACACCGATAATCTGGCCGTGGAAGGGTCGAAAGACCAACGCAGGACGACAGCGGACGATGGCAAGTGGGTTGCGATGGACTGGCTGAACCCGCAAAATA